CATGGCAGTCGGACTGATCGACATGAATGTGAATTGCGACAGCGAGATCGCATACATCTACAGGGGCGTGACGGTGTTTATCGTCAGGGTTACTCCCGCGATCGCCGCTGAGTGGATGAAGCGGAATGAGAACAATCGGCCGCTGAGCAAGCAGCATGTAGACCATTTGAAGACGGTCCTGACCGCAGGCGACTTCATCCTTAACGGCGAGACGATCATCTTTTCCGTTGACGGTCGCCTGCTCAATGGTCAGCACAGGCTCCAGGCCTGTATCTCGTCTGGGGTCTCCTTCGACACGCTGGTCGTCCGAGGGATCGACAATAAGAGTTTCTCCACGCTCGACGGTGGGCGGTCCAGGCGGACCAGCGAGGTCCTGCAGATGACAGGCGAGACCAATGCGACCAAGCTCTCCGCGGCTGCGCAGGCGATCGTCAGCTTTATCGACACGCGAGGGAGGGTAACGACTTCTGGCGGCTGCGGTCGCAAACTTACTGCGATGCTGGCTGCGAGGGTTCTGGAGGCCCATCCGGGACTCCGTTCCAGTGTGTCTGCCATGCAGTCCAACACGATGTATGCCAACCAGCAGGGCTACGCTCTGCACTACCTTTTCTCCCGAGTCTCGCAGCAGTTGGCGAATGACTTTGCGGATGTCCTGTCCAGCGGATCTGGGGACCTCGGTCGGCCGTTCAATATCCTCCGCGAAGGCATGATCAGGACTCCTGTGAGGACTGAGCTGCGGCGGTCTTACGCTGCGAAGGCGATCAAGGCCTTTAACGCTGAGCGGTCCGGGGCTCGCCCGAAGATGTTCAAGTTTGTCGACGGCGAAGAGTTTCCGATTATCGACGGGCTCGACTATGAGGCCTTCTGTGAATCGGTCTAACTCAGTCAACGTCGCCCGCGTCCAGCAGCTGCTGGCTGAGGGCCTAAGCTACCGGCAGATTCAGCAGAGGCTGGGGGTGAGTATGACCTCGATCTCCCGGATCGCCCTTGGGAAGTATTACGCGAAGGATCGACCGTATGGCAGCAGACAAACTCCCGCCTTGGCTACGGGCTCGCCAGCTGGCGGAGATCGCCGAGCGGAAGCGGGAGCAGGAGCGGAATAGAGACCGGACGACAGAGCAGGCCCTCATAGCCTGGTCATCAGGCGGGCGGGCAATCCCTTGGGAGCAGTTTCTCAAGGCGTGGATCATCGAGAGAGGAGAGGACTGATGTCAGGGGAATGGATTCCTATCGACGCCTGCCTACCGACCAAGCCGGAGGTCCTCGAGCTGGTCGAGACGACCGGCTTGGGGGTCGACCAGATCGTCGGCAGGCTGGTTCAATTCTGGGGATGGGCGGCTCTCAACGCCTCCGATGGTCAATGCCGGATTACGGCATCTAGGCTGTCTCGGCAGTTTGGGGGAGACGAGGCTTTTTGGTACGCTGTGGCGCATGTTGGCTGGCTGGTCTTCGATGCGGACGCTGGAACCGTTGCTATCCCCGGATGGGATCGCCGGTTCTCGCAGGCAGCGAAAAGCCGGTCCCTGCATGCAGTTAGGGCAGCAAGCTCACGGGAAACCGAGCCCGTGCGCTCAAGCGCACGAGCCCGTGCGCCCAAGCGCACGCAGCCGTGCGCTGAGGCGCACGCACCCGTGCGCTCAGGCGCACTAGAGAGAGGAGAGGAGATAGAGGAGAAGAGAAATTCCTCCTCCTCCACGGGAGATGTCTGCGCAGATCCGGAGGGAGCCTGGAGGAGCCTTCGGCTCTGCTGGAATGCCGGCCCCGGCAGACCCTGGGGTCCGCAGGAGCCCCCCGCGAAGCTGGCGGAGCGTCTGGCGGAGCCCGACTGGCTTACCCAGTCGCTGGCGGCGATTCCCAAGCTGGGCAAGTGCCGGTATTTTCAGACTCCAGTGACTCTGCTGCAGTTTGTCGGTCCCGGGTTTGTCGAGCGGGTCCTCGGGGGCCAGTACGACGATCCCAGACCCACCAGCGGCAGCACCAGGGGGAGGCCGGACGACCGGCCCCCGCCGGTCGCATGGGTCGGCGACGATGCGGCGAGATTCGAGGCGACGAAGAGAGCGCTGGCGGAGAAGATCAGGGCAAGCTGAGACATATGCGGCGCTGCGGCGGGGTGCCTCGGGGGCCAACTCCTGCCACCCCGCCGCCGCTGCACCATCAATGCCCCGTTCGGGAAAGTTTTGGACATTTTCGAGCAAAATCATCGAAAATGTCCCGGGCGGGAAAGTCACATCGAGGAGAAGAGCATGCCATTCGACGACATCGACTACCCAGCCCGCAGGCCCTCCGGAGTTGCTGCTGCTGCCAACGTCGCAACCACCGTTTGGCTCGCCACGCATGGCAGCGGCGAGGACGGTGACGAATGGGACGTTGAATACATCTTTGCAACTGAGGCCGCTGCCAAGGCGTATGCCGAAAGGCCAAGGCGTGAGCGGTGGAAGGATTGCGACGTAGTTGAGTGGGATGTAATGCCATCATGGCCACCTGTCGCCGTTCCTGCGGTTGAGCCGACGAGGCAGCCGCCGAAACCCTCCGGCGTTAACTTCGCTTTCGCGCTTGCTGCGGACGTTGTCCGATGTGTCGCACAAATTGAGAACGAGCGACACGACGCGGCGACGTGTTGCGGCGAGCGACAAGAGCGGGCAGGTGACTCATGAGAAGCGCCGACATTGCCGCCCGCTGCCGCGAAATCGCCCTGCGCGTGGACGCCAGCGGCGAGTGGGGCGAGCTGGCTGAGACGCTGCGAGAGGCGGCGGCTGAGGTGGAGCGGCTGCGGATGGTTATCCCAAACGCCAGCGAGGCTAACGCGATGCTTGTGGCGGCTCAGCACATTGAAGCATACCTCGGCCGGCCAGGTGATCAATCGATCCTCCTGCGTGATCTGTGCAAGCGTGTGAGGGCGATCCAATGAGCGGCCTGACATCTCGCAACAAGGGGAAGAGAGGTGAGCGTGAAGCCGCGGCCGAGCTGGGCGAGCTGCTGCAGGTGAAGGCCCGCCGCGGGGTCCAGTACCACGGCGGTCCCGACTCGCCCGACGTCGTCATCGACGCCCCGATCCACGTCGAGGCGAAGCGGACGGAAACGCTAAGCGTCTACGCAGCGGTCGCCCAGGCTGTCGAGGATGCCCCCGCTGGTAGCTGCCCGATCGTCTGGCACAGGAGGAGCAGGCGCGACAGCCTGGTCATCGTCAGGACATCAGACCTAGTCCGACTCGCCGAGGCTGTCATCGCAGCCAGGGGGAAACCATGCGGGGCAAAAAACGAGGGCTGAGAGACCGGCTGGGGAGACTACATGGCAGCCTCCCGCGGATGCTGACGGCAGCGCAGCTCCAGACGATCAGGAGGGGCTGGAGGAACGGGATGTCGCTCAACGAGATCATGCGGCAGGCAAAAATCTCGAAGTGGCTCCTGCAGGCCCGCCGGGGTGACCAGCTGCGGGACCTAACCCCAGCCTCGCGCGGAAAGCCCGGGACGAAGCGGGGATACCACTGGCTCCCGAGCCCCGAGGAGATCGCGAGAGAGGCGCAGCAGCTGCGGGCGGACCACCTCGAGCAACTTCGCCGGTTCGGAGGCGGCGGAATAGGCTCCGGCAATGGCGATCTACCAGCAACTCCCCGGGACGATGGCTCTCGCCTTCCGGCGCGGCGATGAGTTTGCCTGCCTCGTCGATTTCTCGATCGACGCCACTGCCTACACCTGGTCAGCGACGATCTACTCGCAGATCACTGGGGCCACTGTCGCGACCCCGACTGTGACTGTCGTCTCAGCGAGCCTCGGGCAGGTAAACGTCAGCCTGACAGAGCTGCAGACCGCCGCCCTCCAAGCGGGGACCTACGGCTGGCGGCTCGTCTGGGTGGCACCCGGAACCGTGACCAGGACAGCCCTTGAGGGAGCCTGCGACGTCTCATGAGCGACATCAACGCCTCCGCTACTGGGGCTCCGATCACTGTCTCGGTCTCTGGCGGGCAGGTCTCTGCCAGTGTCGGAGGAGGGCAAGGCCCGCAGGGGCCGACAGGCCCTGCCGGGGGAGCCTACACGCTGCCAGCGGCGACCAGCACGATCCTCGGAGGGGTCAAGATTGGCAGCAACTTGAGCGTGACTGTCGACGGGACGCTCTCCAGCACAGCCAGCTCCGGCGCTTGGGCAGACATCACGGGGAAGCCATCCACATTCGCCCCCAGCGCCCACGCAACCAGCCACGGCTCTCTGGGAGGCGATCCGATCACGGTGGCTGTCTCGCAGGTTACAGGGCTCCAGACTGCGCTGGACGGCAAGCAGGCTGCCGGCAGCTACGCCCCGCTGACTCACACTCACACAGCCTCCGCGATCACAGACTTCTCCTCGGCGGTGGCGGCGGCGATCCCGGCCTCGGTGGTGGTGACGACCGACAGCCGGCTCACCAACTCGCGCAGCCCGACCAGCCATGCCAGCAGCCACGCTTCCGCCGGGGCCGATGCGGTCACGCTGACGATCGCCCAGACAACGGGGCTCCAAGCGGCCCTCGATCTCAAGGCTCCGCTCGCCAGCCCGACATTCACCGGCACTGTGTCGGGCATCACCAAGGCCGCCGTGGGCCTTGGCAACGTCGACAACACAGCAGACGCCAGCAAGCCCATCTCGACCGCCCAGGCTGCGGCAGATGCTGCCGTGCAGGCCTACGCGATCCAGCGGGCAATGCACACAGGGACGCAGGCTGCCAGCACGGTTACAGGGCTGGCTGCCGTAGCGACATCTGGCAGCTATCTCGACCTCGGCAGCCGGCCAACCCTCGGCACGGCGGCCCCGCTCGATGTGCCGGCCACCGGCAACGCCAGCAGCACCCAGGTCGTCAAAGGCAGCGACTCCCGTCTCTCCGACTCAAGGACGCCTAGCAGCACGCTGTCTCATGCCAGCACGCACGCAGCTGCGGGCAGCGACCCCGTAACGCTGACGATCGCGCAGACGACCGGCCTGCAAACGGCGCTTGACGCCAAGGTCGCGACATCCTCGCTAGCTACGGTCGCGACCACGGGGGCCTACAACGATCTCAGCGGGCGGCCCTCAATCCCAACTGCCTACACCCTCCCAAACGCCACAGCCTCGATCCTCGGCGGCATCACGGTCTCGACTGGGCTGGCTGTCAGCAGCGGGGCTGTGAGCGTCTCCTACGGGACGACAGGAAGCACGGCCTGCGCTGGGAACGACAGCAGACTCAGCGACACTCGGACGCCTGCTGACGGGACCGTGACCGACGCAAAGATCGCGACGGCGGGCCTGTCTCCTGGATCAATCGCATGGGCGGCGATCGCCCCTTGGGCTGCCAGCACGGCCTACGCCAAGGGAGACCTAGTCAGCTACCTCGGAGTGGCTTACCGCAGGACGACTGCAGGCACCAGCGGGACGACGTTCAGCTCCTCAATGTGGACGCAGATAACGCCCACGCTGTCGACTGTGGCAGTGTCGGGAGCGTATGCCGATCTCAGCGGGACGCCTGCTTCTGTGGTAACAAGCGTCAACGGTGCTACGGGCGCCGTGACCGCACAAAAAACCATCACCAGCGGAACGGCCGCCCCGAGCGGTGGATCAGACGGCGATATTTACTTGAGGTACACCTGATGGATGCTCTTACGCAGGCATTGGCAGAGCCTCAGTTTGTCGGCATGGCTGACCAGCAGATTGCCGACGCTCTCAACACTCGCCGCGTTACCGTGCGGCGGCCGGTGCCGACATGGCTTGTGAGGCAATACGCAATTGAGCAAGGCTTTTGGCCTTCCCTGATTGAGGCCCGCGATTCTGGCGACTCGCGGTCAAAGCGGCTGGCGATCACGGTTTTGGCGTGGATTGACGACCAGAGCGGCACGATCCAGACGGTTGACATGGATCGCCCGGCTGTGGTGCAAATGCTGGCGGCTCTCACTGCGTCAGGGATCACCACGCAAGAACAGGCAGACGAATTGTCTGCGCTGGCAAACGCCTCGATACCGTGGACAGAATCAGTCGGGATTGGCGAGGTAGGTATCGGCAACATCAGCAACGCGAGAGGCAACAATGGCTGACATCAAGAATTCCTATCCGGCCGCGTCTGACATCACGATCACGTTGGCAAGCCTCGCAACGGATGCCAATCTGCTGGTCGGTCGGCAATCGGCAGCCATCGACAACTCTAGCAACCTGTACACCGACTATCTGGTGAGCGGAAAAATCACAACCGGCACCAGCCCGACAACGGCAAAGTCGATTGAGGTGTGGGCGGTCGGCTCATGGGACGGAACAAATTGGCCTGACGCATTTGCAGCCGCAGACGCCGGGAGAACGTGGACGAGTGCGGACATCAAAGCATCGTCGGCACGATTCCTCGGCGCAATTTCAACCGATGCCACCAGCAACAGGGCGTACCATTTTGGCCCGATGTCTGTGGCTGGTGCATTTGGCGGGACGCTGCCGCCGAAGTTTGCCGTGTTTGTCGTTCACTCAACGGCGGTGGCGCTTAACTCGACGGCTGGCAATCACCAGATCAGACTCCAGCCTGTTTACCAAACGGTGGGCTAGTGAACTATCCCTATCCATCGCTGCGGCAGGGCCTAGTGGGCGCGTGGTGCCCGTCGCTTGGCGCAACTGGCTACACGTTGTTGGATCGCAGCGGATTAAGGAACAATGGCACGCTAACCAACATGGACGGGCAAGCCAACTGGGTTGCAAGTAACAGTGCCTTGTCGCTCAATTTTGATGGCACCAATGACGTTGTAATCGCTGGCCGAGGAAGCCCCGTTACCACAAATCGCATCACAGTGTCTGCGTGGTTTCGTCCACAAAAAACAGGACGCAGTGATGTCATAACGTGCTGGACGGACGGTACCTCAAGCAGTCAGTTTGATTTGTTGGTTGGCGTTACCGCGTCAAAAGCGCGTTTTTTTATTGGAGACGGGACTTTTAGAGGAACGTCGGATTCTGTGACAACTCTTGCGACAGGCGCATGGTATCACCTAGCCGGAACATACGACGGCGCCACCCTTGGCCTGTGGGTAAACGGCATCCTAGAAACGTCTTCTGCTTTGGCGACGACAATGCTTACCGCCAACCTAACACCAATCCGTATCGGCAACAATCAAAACGCTAACGGAACCGCTCAAGGACAGGCGGACGACCTGCGCATCTACAACCGCGCTCTTACGCCAGCAGAAATCAAACTGCTCGCCAGCCGTCGCGGCATCGGCCTGACGCAAGGCGTCGGCACGCGGGCAACTTATCCGACGAAGTTTCAGATCAGAATTGGCGGAACGTGGCGAGAGGCGGACGGCTACCAAAACGTGGGTGGCGTGTGGAAGCCAGCGCCGCCGAGCATCAAGATGGCTGGAGTTTGGAAGTAATGCCGACCCGCATACCCGCACATCAACCCGCAAGGATGCGTCTCTACAGGCGGGACGAGACGGCCCGGCCCAACGCCCACCAGCGGGGCTACTGCGACGCCGCACACCGGGCGTGGAGGCTGGCTGTGCTGACGCGAGACGCATGGCAGTGCCAACAGCCTGGTTGTGGTCGGCTCTGCACTGAGAAGCGTGAGGCCCACGCCACGCTCGCAGCGGCCTTCGGCATGGATGGCAACGCAATCGACGCGGCGTTTACGGAGGCGGCGGGCCTGTGACACCCAAGGCAATCCCACGCTGGCAGCCCCCGCGGCAGAAGACCGCTGTGACCAAGGAGCGAGCCCACTACATCTCAGCAGACTGGCGGGCCATACGGGCGAGGATCCTCATCAGGGACAGCTTCACCTGCTCGGTATGCCGGCTCATCGTCATGGGGAAGGATGCCCATGTCGACCACATCCTCCCGCTCGAGGAGGGCGGGACCGACGAGGACTCCAACCTGCAGACACTCTGCGCGAAGGATCATGGGGTGAAGACCAGGGGGGAGCAACGCAGGAGAGGCCTCCTGTGATCTGTGTAGTGACTGGTCATATCTGCTCAGGGAAGACGACATGGGTCAGCCAGCAGTCGAGGCCGGGAGATGTGGTCATCGACATGGACAGGATCGCCGCTGCGATCCAGCCCGAGGGAGCAGACCCATACGATCATCCGCCGCATGTGATCGAGATCGCCCGGGCAATCCGCTGGAGTGCCATCGACTCAGCGATCAGGTTCGGTCGCAGCCATACCTTCGACCTGTGGATCATCCACGCCTACCCAGAGCCGATCGACCTCGCTCGCTACCAGCGACTCGGAGCGATGATCGAGGAGATCCGCTGCGATCCAGAGACGCTCATCGAGAGGACGACCAGGCTGCGCCCTCCCCGCTGCCTGCGGACGCTGATGGAACGACTCAAGGGGGGGGTGGGGTCGGCCTCAAAACCGGTCTAATGGGGGAAGCCCCGACAACCCTCTGCGCAAAAAACTGTGGAGTTTTCAAAATTTGGAGGTTTCCCGATGGGTAGACGAGGCCCGATCCCGGACCCGAAGAGCGCGACATCGAAGGCTGGGCGGAACAGTTTGACGCGCAAAAAGCACCCCAAGCCCAAGGCGAAACAGCCTGCCGCAGCCCCCAAAACAGCCCCCTCGGCAACCGGACTGGAGGCTCCCGCCTCTGTACAGGCTGTCCCTGCCGCCGCAGCCTTCTGGCAGCGGGTCGCTCCGATCCTCTCCGCAGACGGCCGGCTCCGCCCGGACCATGTCGACGCCTTCGGGGTCCTCGCCCACCTTCACGCCGACATCGAGCAGCTCGCCGAGCAGCTGCGGGAGGAGGGCTGGATCACATCGACCGACAAGGGGCAGGCAGCTTCCCCAGTCGCGAAGCTGCTTCGGGATGCGCGGCGCGACTGGGTACAACTGGCGAGGGACTTCGGTCTGACCGCGGCTGCCGCGGCCCGCCTCCCACTGGATGAGACGCATGGCAAAGAAGACGACGACGAGGAGGACCAGGTCCTCCGCAGACTCTCCCTCCGCGGGGCCTGATCCGCGCAAAAGGCAGGAGTGGGTCAAGGGCTACGAGTGGAACGAGGCGGCAGCAAGCGCCCCCGTGACATTCATCGAGACCCTCTGCCGGCATCCCGACGAGCATGGGGGCGAGCCCCAGCGGATCAAGCTGATCGACTGGCAGAGAGACTCGGTTATCCGCCCGCTCTTCGGCTGGCGGAGGCCCGATGGCCGGATGAGATACCGGCGGGCGGGCATCTTCGTGCCAAAAAAGAATCGCAAAAGCTCTCTGATGTCGCAGCTGGCTCAGTACCTCATCACATGCCACGCTCCCGCCCAGGATGTCTTCCTCGCAGCCAATGACCGACTGCAGGCGAGAACGATGTTCAGGATGGTCAAGACATCCGTCGAGGCCTCGCCAAAACTCGCAGCCCTCCTCGAGGTCATCGACAGCCGGTCAGTCATCCGCAATCGCGAGACCGGCCGGGAGATCCGCTGTCTCTCCTCCGACAGCTGGCGGAATGAGGGCCTCAACGGCTCAGTGATCCTCGACGAGATCCACAGCTTCAAGACCCCAGACCTGGTCTCCGCCCTGATGTACGCGACCAGAGGCACAGCAAATGGGATCGTGATCTCGATCTCGACCGCTGGGGACAATCGGAACGGGGTCGGCTGGCAATGGTGGCAAGATTGTGAGCTGGTGATCAAAGATCCAAAGGTAAATCCAACCTTCTACGGGTTGATATACGCCGCGCAGCCCGACGACCCGCGGGGCTACGGAGATCCTGCAGTCTGGCGGGAGGCCAACCCTTCGATGGGTGTCGCTTTCCCCGAGGATGAGTTTCGCAGCGACTACGAAGACGCTCTGACCGACCCGCGGAAGTTTTCACGCTGGCTCCGCTACTCGCTCAACGTCTGGACCGAGGCAGACTCTCGCTGGTTCCACGGGGACAGCTTCGCCCGCTGCCAGCTGCCGCCCCCGGCTCCGCTCGACGGCCGGCCCTGCGTGGTCGGCGTCGACATGGCGAGCAACCTCGACATGACTGCTGCCGCATTTGTCTTCAAAGCCGCAGACGGGACCTTTGATGTAGAGATGCGCTACTGGGTCCCGGGCGACACGGTCGCCGAGCTGGAGAAAAAGACGCGGATCCCTTACTCCGCTTGGATCCGTGAGGGCTGGCTCACGCTCACGCCCGGAGCCCGCCTCGACCAT